CGAAAACTGATGAAGCAGAAAAGACAAAATATATTGTCTGGAAAATCAGTTAGGACACCAGCGCCTAAGAGAAAAAGAATTTCTACCAAAAAAGGTGGTGGAGGTTGGAATACTGGAGGCATACTGGCACCACATCCAGCAGGTGGTAAGATGAGAATAGCGAAACCGAAGAAGCACAAACCACAAATTCTTAAACGCGCTCCAAGCAAACGATCTAAAGCAAAGCAAAAATATTTGTCGAAGGGCAGAGGCGGATAGTTTTTGCCAGTTAAAAAGGTAAAGGGCGGATATCGTTGGGGTAAGTCTGGCAAGGTTTACAAGCGTAAAAAAGATGCAATGAGACAAGCCAGAGCCATTTATGCGTCTGGTTACAAAAAAAAGAGGAAGTAAATGGCTACAAGCGGAACATATACATTCAATCTTGACTTGAGCGATATTATGGAAGAGGCTTATGACCTATGTGGTTCTGAACTGCGTACAGGTTATGATTATCGCAGTGCCAAGAGAGCCTTGAATCTGGTTTTTCTGGAATGGCAAAACAAGGGCTTGAACCTTTGGTCGATTGAACAGGCAACACAGACTTTGACCGCAGGAACAAGCAGTTATGTTGCTGAGTCGAGTGCCATTGAAATAGTGGATGCTTTTATCAGAACCAATTCTGGAGATGTGAACAGCCAATTTGACCAAACCATAACAAGGACTTCAAGAACGTCATACGACCATCAGGCAAATAAACTGACCCAAGGAAAACCAACCCAGTTTTATGTGGACAAAGGCGCAAGCTCCATCAATATTGTATTGTGGGCAACGCCTGATGACGCAGAAACATATACACTGGTTTATGATTATATTCAGAGAGTAGAAGACGCTGGCGATGTTGCAAGCAATAATGCAGATATTCCAGCACGATATCTTCCCTGTCTAACCTATGCCTTGGCGTACAATCTGGCTTGTAAAATGCCAGAAGCCCTGAACAGGGTTCCCATGATCAAACAAAGGTACGATGAATTGTGGCGAGATGTAAGCGATGCAGACAGGGAAACAGCATCGGTTCGTTTTGTTCCAGACAGCATGATCTATTGAAATGGCATATGCAGCAGGAAAAAAAGCGATTGGTATCTGTGATCGATGTGGCTTTACCTATTTATTGTCTCAATTAAAATACCAAATAGAAAACCAAAGAAGAAATGGTTTGCGAGTTTGCCCAGAGTGCCTTGACGAAGATCAACCACAATTGCAATTGGGAAGGATTAGACACACCGAAGCCATAGCCTTGTACAATCCAAGAGTGGATACGGGCAAGAAATCATCGGAATCTTATTATTCGTTTAATCCCATAGGCGGTGGCGTAACAGTTTTTGGTTCAAGTACAATGGGCTTGAACATGCATGGAAAAGTTGGAAGGCTTAAAGTAACAACAAATTAGAGGATAAGATTATGGCTAAATACCAAGCTCCAAAACCAAGAACTAAGACAGAACAGTTAAAGGAAAAGGCTCAAAAAGCAAAAAGTTTTCTTTATAAATCACCGACTGGTCAGAAGGTTTTAGGATATAGAAAAAAGTTTGCGGAAGGTAGTTCTATAGAAAGTTACAGTGCCCAAGTACAGCGCAAGTATGGCGGTGGAAAAATATAAACAATAACAACTTAGAGGATAAGATTATGGCAATAAGAAAACCAAAACCAATTAGAGGAATGGGCATTACTGCTGATCCAGATCGTAGAACACCACGCCTTGGTGGAAGAGATGCAATGAAGGCAAGAAGACAAGCAACCCAAGCAAGACGACTTGGCTCTCGTTCTCCCGGAGGATTTGCAGAAGGTGGGACTATAGAATCCTTTAACACGCAAGTTAATCGTAAATATGGCGGTGGTGGTTCTGTGAAAAAAAAGTCAGATGATGGCACTACATACGCCCGTGGAAGTGGTGCAGCACGACCCCAAATATTCCGTAAGAATGGTTAAAAGATATAAACAACAATGACCTATGCTGAGTTAAAAAATTTGATTCAGAACTATCTCCAGAATACCGAAACCTCGTTTACGACTTATCTTCCAGATATGATTAAACAGGCTGAGGATCGTATTCTTGAGAATGTTCAACTGCCTGTGTTCAGGAAGAACCAGAGTGGGGCGGTGACTTCTGGCAATGAGTATTTGGGAATCCCGACAGATTTTTTGGCACCCTATTCCCTTTCCTATACAAGCAGTAGCAACCAAACATTTTTGATAAACAAGGATGTAAACTGGATTCGAGAGTTGTATCCCAATGCATCTACAGAAGGGGCACCTGAGTATTATGCAATCTTTAGCAACGATTACTTTATTGTTGCACCAACACCAGATTCTGGATATACAGTGGAACTGCATTATTTTTATCGCCCTGCATCGATTACCGCAGGAGATGATTCTGAATCTACATGGCTTTCGACAAATGCGCCAGCAGCTTTATTGTATGCGTGTTTGATCGAAGGGTATGTTTACATGAAGGGTGAGCAGGATATGATGTCGGTTTACAACGCAAGATATGAAAGTGCTTTGGGAAGGCTCAGGGTGCTTGGTGATGCGAGAGACAGGAAAGATGCCTACAGGTCAGGTCAGTTGATAATTCCAGTAAGTTAGTATGGCAACCAATGGAAGTAGTCGTTCTGTTTCTATTAAAAAGTTAGAAGGGAAAAGTGTTGCCATCGTAGGCTTGGGAGAAAGCCAACTGGATTACCACATGAGCATTTCCCACAGCGTCAAGTTTGACGAAGTGTGGGCAATCAACTCGATGTGTGCGGTTGTCAAGGCAGATCGGGTGTTTATGATGGACCCAGTATCCAGATTCTTTGATACTGAAGACGCAGGACCACAGACAAAGATCATGCGTGAGACTTTGCCAAAATTGAAATGTCCTGTTTATTCCTGTGTAAAAGATAAAAGGGTTCCAAGGATTGAGCTTTATCCAATTGAGAGCCTGATAGATGATGTGGGTTGCGGTTATTTTAACAACACCATATCCTATGCAATTGCCTTTGCCTTGTGGAACAAGGTAGGCAGGCTGAGTATTTATGGAGCCGACTTTACCTACAAGAGGAACCGACACTTTGCAGAGATGGGTCGTTCCTGCTGTGAGTTCTGGTTATCCAAGTGCATTGACAAAGGCATGGACATCAAGATTGCTGCCAAGTCATCGTTGCTTGATACAAACATACCAGAAAAGGACAAGTTGTATGGTTATCATAGGCTTGACGATCCGCCTGTGGTATATTTTGATGAAGGGCAATTGAAAATAACAAAACATTCCGAAGTGCAGATGGAACATTCAGAGCCAGTTGGAACTTCAGGAAGGAAAGACAATTTCAATGTTATGGAAATGATTTCATTGGGACCACCAGAGCCAGAGAAGTTTTAATGGAAACAGATGCTATTGAATTATCTGTTGGTAATCTGGAGGTAAAAACCACCCATAACAGAGGACATACAGTAGAAGAGGTTGCTGAGATGGCAACCAACAGATTGATTTCGGTTGCAGATACTGCTCCTGATCAGTTAAAAGCGCAGGCACACGCTTTTAAAAACCAGTGTCATAGGATAATTGCATACTATATGAGAGAGGCAATCAAAAACCATATTTGTACGATATGCAATCAATTGGAAGCGCAAGGTCATAAAGACTTAGCAAACATAATCAGGAGGCTATAATGGCTATCACACAAGCGATGTGTACGTCTTTCAAGAGTGAAATCTTGCAGGCAATACACAATTTTAAAGCGAGTGGGGGCAATACTTTTAATCTGGCTCTTTATACCAGTTCTGCAACCATGAGTGCATCAACAACTGCTTATTCTACTTCGCAGGAAGCAACTGGAACAAACTATACAGCTAAAGGTAGTGCATTAACTAATGTAAATCCAACTACTTCTGGTACTACAGCATTTACAGATTTTTCTGATCTGACCTTTGGTACTTGCACTATTACTGCAAGAGGTTGCATGATTTTCAATGACACAGCTACAGGCGATCCTTCGGTTGCAGTTTTTGATTTTGGCGGAGACAAAACCAGCACAGCAGGCAGTTTTACCATAACTTTCCCAACCGCAGACGCAAGTAACGCTGTTATTAGAATAGCGTAAGGTTAGCCCATGGCTAATATCACTGGCTGGGGTCGAGGGACTTGGGGTCAGCTCACTTGGGGTGAGCCAATCCCTGTTGAACTTACTGGT